ATTAAGAAAGCATAAAGAGGGATATGTTTCTTACATTAATATTGATGACGTTCTTGTGTGGTTGAACGATATTCAAAAAGAATTGGAGGATGAATTATGACAAGAGAAGAATTACAAAATAAACTTGGCGATGCTATCTGTGAGTATTGTAACAAGAACATTATCTCAGAATATAACATCGGCATAGGTGGGCTTTGCGAAGGTCAGTATTGTGAGGAAGCACAAGATGGCTACGCAGCAGAAAATAACATAGAGTTGGAGGATTAAGTATGACAGAAGAAATTTATAACAAAGCTACATGCTTAAGAAGTATTATTGAAAAAGAAAAGAAAGTTCTTAAGTATTGGAAGGATGCAATAGATGCAACAGAAGAAACCATCACATTGTCTGATGGACTAAGCAATTGGAGAGAAAGAACTTCCATTTTTATGTTTATATCTTTTAAAGAATTGAAAGATATGGCTATTGAGAAACTTACAAAGAGTTTAGAACAACATCAAAAAATGTATGAAGAATTATAATGGAGGACTAAATTATGGACAGAAATCAAGCTAAAGAATTTTATCCTATCCTACAAGCCTACGCAGAAGGAAGGGTAATTGAGTGTAGAACCAAACCAAGTGCATTAAGCAAAAGCTGGCAAGATATGAATGAATGGACGGAAATGAAAGAGCTTGAGTATTGGAACAATATCGAGTATCGAATCAAACAACAAAGCGAAGCAAAGTTCCGACCATTCAACACCGAAGAAGAATGCTGGCAAGAAATAAGAAAACATGAGCCGTTCATTAAATACAAGGTCATAGAAAGCAGTAAGGACGTTTATCTCATTATTCAAAGAATAAAGACAGACGGAATCGAAACAGATGTTGAGCGTCTTGATTTTGAAACGGCTTTTGAATGGTTCACCTTTGCCGACGGCGTTCCCTTCGGTGTAAAAGTGGAGGAATAGTTATGGCATGGGTATGTGTAGGATTTAATGGCGAAGAAAGAGTTTGCCAAAGTAAACCAACAAGATATGGTGATAGATATTGGATGATGAATCCAATCTGTAATGATTCTGTTAGTCTTCCCAAAGGAACTATCAAGAAACTCATCGGAAGAGAATTATCTTGGAGCGATGAGCCAGTAGAACTTAAAGAAGAATAGCTTATGTATAGACCAATTACAATGTATCAGATTGTTTGCGATAGATGCGGAGAAGTATTTGGTGGTACAGATACTTGCTCTGCACTATTCAGTAACAAAGAAGTTGATATTGGTGACTACTCTGATTGGGAAATGATAGATGGTAAGCATTATTGTCCCGATTGCTACGAGGTGGAGGTCATTGATGGAGTGTATAATGTTAAAGCAAAATAGATATGAAGATAGAAAGTATAAAATTCAAGGCTAAACGTCTTGACGGAAAAGGATGGGTTTGCGGATATTTCTACGAAGAGAATGGTAATACATACATCATTGAGAATCGTCAGAAAGAAAGCAAGTTAAACAGAAATCCCACTTATCAGGTTGACCCTTCTACCGTCTGCCAGTTCACAGGGTTGAAAGATAGTGAGGGAAAGGAGATTTGGGAAGGTGATATAGTGCATGACAGTTATGACCTTTTGTGTATAGACAATCTCTATGAGGTAGTTTATATTGAAGAAGAAGGAGCGTTTGCCTTCAAGAGTTTAGATAAAGTTGACAATTACGAGCCATTTGTTAATTTATTAGAAGCTTATGTTGTTGGCAATAAATTCGATAAGGAGGACTAACGTATGAAGAGTAAGATTTTAGACTTAGCCAAGTCATACGGTTTGCTCTTTTTGATTTTCATAATAGGGGTAATTGGTTTTAGGATTTCTTTCAGCTTAGGAACTCCACACGAAAAAGAAGAGTTTAATATAAAAATATTCACCAAGAAAGGGCATGACTATCTGATAGTAGACACGAAACACGGAGTTTGTGTTATTCACGCCGAGAGCTGCCCTTGTAATAAAAAGAAGTAGCCTATGAAGATTAGACAAGCCAAGAAGATAATGAAGCGTTGCTACGGAAGTCCTCGCTATATAAGGATGATATTGGATGGTTTGATGTATCGAAAAAAACTGCCTAAGATTAAGCAATACTGGGAGCCTAGATGGGCTTTGTATTATGCTAGCAAAGGTGGTGGCTATGGCAGAGTTGACCATCGTATCGTAAAGGCTGAAAAGATTTCTGCAAGATATTCTCGCAAGCTAATGAATCACCTTATCAGGTGGGCTGGCAAAACTCCTTTCGAGATTAGAGATATACTAAGCAGTGCAAATAAACTAAAAAGATATGACTTATGATAAAAGAAAGATATTATTACGCAGTAGCCGCCTTCCTACGTAAGGATGGCAAATTAGCCTATACTTCAGTTACGAGCTCCGTTAAAGGGGAAGAGGAGGATATTAAGTTCTATCCTCTAATGAACCTCATCACTGACGTCGAAGAGCGATTCAAGGATGATATGGTTTGTGGTACAACTATCATACATGGCGTTACTGAGATTAGTAAAGAGGACTATGAAGCCTATAACGAACGCATAGCTAAGATAAATAAGAAGGAGGGTTAGCACATGACTTTTTTGAATATTACCGTAGGTGAGAAGGAGTTTGATGAAATCAAAGAAGGCAAGGTAGGACTAGTATGTTTACCTTGCACTCCTCTTTGGTGTCATACATTAGTCGATGGTGTAAAGAGGGAGGAAAGATTAGACCAATTAACGGCTAGATTAGATAGTAATGGCAAACCTCATATTCAGTATGGAAATTCTGTTGACCATTACTTTAAGAAAGTTGATTATGTTCAGCTTTCCTGTAAGGTTGGTTCTCAAATAAGAGTTCTCGTTAAGGATTGCGCAGGTTTCAGTATTGAGACTACTCAAACGAAAAAGGATAATGGCTTTATCGAGTTTAAGCCAAAAAACTTTGTTGTTCATCTAAAATAAACAAAATATGATTATGAAACAAGAAATGCAAAAATCAATCTCCAAGATTCAAACAGCAGTTGAAACTCTGACAAGGCAGAAAGTTATCGACAAAAATGTGTATGATTTTGTCCATGGAGAAATCAAATCTCTTTCGGAAAGTGTGGAGAATATAGTGGAAGTAAATAACCTAGATGAAACACTCCTTACCTTCACAGATAAGGAGGAGTATGTAAACCAGCATATCAACCTTGCTGATACATCTGTACTTTGCAAAGAGTTGAATAGAAGAAAAGACATTGGTGACGATTTCTTTGTAGTAGCAACAGAGGGAAAATAAGTTAGCTTATGGAAAGATTAACTAAAGTAATGGATAAGTATTTATCAGAAGCAAAGAAGAAGGTTCTTACCCTCGCAGTCAGCAAGGAATGGTTCGATATGATAGTGTCGGGCGAAAAGAATGAAGAGTATCGGGTGATTAAAGGTTTTTGGATGAGTCGTCTTCTCCTTATCAAGGATGAAGAGTGCAAAGATTTCGATAAGTACGATAAGCTCCATATCGGCAAGACATTTGAGATGCTTATAGACATCAATACTATCAAGGAGAAACTGAATAATGGTACAATGAAGTTCGTACCATTCACTCACGTTCTCTTCAAGAACGGCTACTATGACGATAGCCCAAAGGTAGAAAAGGAGATTGAGAGTATAACCATCGGCAAGCCGAAGAAAGGTCTTTGCCCAGGCAGGTGGTTGGATCATGAATTTTTCATCATCAAGTTCAAGTAATATGGATAAGACAACAGAACTATCATATAATCACCTCATTTCGCAACTCAGAAAAGAAAACGCTGATTTGAGGAATGAGGTGCGAGAATTAAGGAAGTTGCTAACAAGAAAAGGTGACAAACCGCCTAATTAACACTCCGTAACACCATGTTAAAAGCAGTTTTTGCGTTTTTCTTGTCAAATTAGCTTCCTGTAGTTTTCGGTAACATTAGTTAAGTTAACGAAACGGCAAATACTTCACATAAGCCTTTCTAAGCTGTTCTATTTTCTTCCCCATATCCTTATACCATTTTTCAGAAAAAGCCTTACATAGAGGAAAATAGGCTTTATTTAACACTCTAGTTATCAATAAGTTATATAAAGTTAAGCAAGAAAAATAATGAGGTTAAAATTTGGTCAAATGCTAAAAAATGACTATCTTTGCACCATCAAAAATAAATAATAACAATTTAAAGATAAGAGCAATGAAACAGACAGTAAACATATCAAACAAAGCTGAGGTTGTAGCAGCAGTTACAAGTGATTTTGATGGAGGTTATAACTATTTCGAAGGTGACATTCGTAAGGGTAATCTTAGAGCGCATGTAGTTAACTGCTTCTATGGTAACAAGTTGAGAATCCAGATTACCTATTGGGAAGATGGCAAGAGCGTGGCTGTTGAAACCGCTTCAACATGTTCAACAGCAAAAGGGATTGTTAGTAAGGTTTCTAAATTCTTAAACGTTAAGTAATCATGACAGCATTAGATTTCAATGATAGAGGACAAGCTTTCGTTTCATTCGATGAGTTCAACAACTATATGAATGAACGGCTGAAAGAAGGTGATTACACCAAAGAGAAAAACGGAATCACTTACTACTATAATAGTGGCAGTTGTCTTATCGGCAAGTATGACAATAACGAAGGTTTCGGAATTACTTATTAATAAATACAGCCCTCGACACCGCGGTAAAGTCACAGCGTATGAAAAATATTTATGGAAAGACCATTAAGCCAAAGTACGAGGTCGCTCTTAAACAACATGTTAAAGGAAGTGTGGATGACGATTATGAAAGTATAGAGTTCCATTCCGCTAACAACTATTGGGAGTCAGTCCGTATGGCTAAGAAGTATTCGTTTGGCATCGGTTCAGAAAATAAACGCTTTGCCGAAACCGATAAATTGGACGCTGGTCTTGCGCAAGTAACGGTAGTTTGTTATTATTCAGACGATACATCAGACTACAACGAAGTATGGCAAGAAGAATATATTAATGGCAAGAAGACGGTAAGATATTAGTTTTGGGCATAATGGATAGAAAGATAAAAAGGTAACGACTGGTCCAACCAACTAGTCACAATAAGAGCAATGAAATGTTAGACAGAACAAACATTCACTTTAAGAAAGCAGTTAATGCTGTATTGGTAAAGGTTCGCAGAGCACATTGTAATACTATCTCTGTATCAATCAACAAAAGATACTTGGATATTACCATGATTTATAATAATGGTATTTTTTATTCAGATATGATATGTGCTTTTTCAAGCAAGGATAAAATCCTTCAGAAGTTAGATAACTTCAATAAAATGTATCACGCATGGGTGCAACTTCAAAAGAAAGGAGGTCGCCATGAATAAAGAGTACATTGGAACAGATTGCTATAATCGTAAGATGGAGCTTTACCATATCGGCAATGAAGTTTATTGCGACCACATCAAAAACGGAGTTGTCGTCAAGACAAACAGCATCACTGTAGATAACCGCATTCTTGGATTGTTTAGCAGTCCTCATACAAGCGGAGCATATATCTACGATGAGATAGCAAGAATGTATGGCAAGAAGTTATAATAACTGCATATAAAAAAGTAAGAGCAATGAAGACAGACAACGTTTTAGAGCATTTCGCAGAAATGATGATTTCACGAATGCAAAAGATGAAGGCAGGAGATTGGAAGATGGGTTGGTTCACCACATCTTATGGTGGTAACCCAGTGAACCTTGGAGGGCGTGAATATAATGGAATGAACTCATTCTTCCTGTTCCTCTGCATGATGGACGAAGAAAGATTCAAATATCCTATCTTTGCTACCTTCAATCAGATAAAGGCATTAGGAGCTAGTGTGAACAAAGGAGAGAAAAGCTTCCCTGTTCTATTTTGGTCCATTCAGTACAAAGACAAGAATGGAAACAAAATAACAGAAGACAGCTACAACGGAATGACTCGATCAGCCCAACTAGACTGCAAAGTCCAGCCTTTCTTGAAGAGCTACAACGTGTTCAACCTCAGCCAAACCAACCTCGAAGAGTTAGCACCTAAGACGATGCAGAAGTTGAAGGATAAGTTCAGTCTCAAAGATAAGAATGAGTTACCGACAGACACGGCTGGTATGTACGTCAACGAGAAAATTGATGATATGCTTCTTTATCAGAAGTGGCTCTGCCCTATCCGCTACGACAAGTATTCTAGCGGAGCCTTCTACAGAGTAGGGACAGATGATATTACCACACCTCTTAAAAGCCAGTTCAAGAAGGGCAATACAGAGCAGGAGATATTCGAGGATGGACAGGAGTACTACTCAACCCTTCTACATGAAATGGTTCACTCAACAGGGCACAAGTCTAGATTGAATAGAGGGTTTGAGGAAGAGAAAGGAGAAAAGGACTATGCAAGAGAAGAGTTGGTTGCAGAGCTTGGAGCAGCTCTTATCGGAAACGTCCTAGGCTTTAGCAGTCGCATTTTAGATAATAACGCTGCTTACCTGGATGGTTGGATCAGCAAGCTTAAAAAGCAACCAAAGTTCATCGTTTCTGTTTTGACAGACGTAAACAAGGCAGCTAAAATGGTATTAGAAATCGTGAACAAAGAAAAGGCACAATTACTAATGCCTGCATAAGATATTTTATTGCTCTATCTAAGGCGGTATAAGCGGATTTGCTTGTATCGCCTTTATTCATTATCATCAAAAACATAAAAAGCTCTATAAGCGAAAATAAATATGCAATTTCTTGGTTAAATCTATTTGTTGATTAAATATTTTTAGTATCTTTGCACCAAAAGTAGTAAAGATATGAACATCGAAGAAATACTCAAGAAAACTGATACTATCAGCCAAAAGATAGAAGAGCTACGCAGAAGGACTGTAATGGTCCCTTTGTGGAGTTATCTTTTGAGTTTATATGAGCCAGCAAGCCATAAGGTAATGACAGATACCATAAGCCTTCGTGATAAAGACAATGGTGAAAAATCATCCCGTATAGCGGTTGCCCTTGAAAAGCTGCTCACAAACAGAATAACAGAATTTACATTCTCTATACCAGTTAAGAGAAAGTACAACACTCCAGAAAATGATATTCAGAGGGAAATCCAAAAGGCATTAGAAAAAATCTACGATTGTGCTCATATTGACAACATGAACTACAAACGTGGACTAGCCTATTTCGCAAGCTGTGAAATCTTCACCATCTGGTATTCTGTTAAGAAGCATAACTCTCTATATGGTTTTGAATCAAACTACAAGTTGAAGTGCAAAACCTTCTCTCCTATGGATGGAGTAAGATTGTACCCTATCATTGATGAGTATGATGATATGCAAGCTATGTCGTTTGAGTATGATAAGACCGTTTCCGATAAAGAGACGATAACATTCTTCGAAACCTTTACAGAAAACTATCATTTCATTTGGAAGAAAAGTAACCTTGGTGAAATGTGGGAGGAAGTAACTGCACAAGTTGATGAGGATGGGAACACTAAGAGTGGTGAGGAAATCATCATCCGTAAGATTCCTGGAGCATACCTGTCTCGACCTCATGCCATCTACGAGGGGCTTGATAATATCCGAAGTGAATTTGAGTATAATGTCAGTCGCAATAGCAACGTGATTGCATATAACGCTGCACCAATCGCAAAAGTCAAGGGTGGCATAGTCGGACAGGAGAAAAAGGGAGAAAGTTTGCGTATATGGAGAGTCGAGAATGATGGCGATATTTCATACGTATCATGGAATCAGTCGCAAGAAGCGGTTAGCGGTCAGAATAAAACCCTCCTCGGATTGTACTGGATGCTTTCTCAAATGCCAGATATTAGCTTTGAGAATATGAAATCTCTTGGTAATATCGGCTACGATGCAAGACAGACGTTGCTCACAGATGCACATCTGAAAGTTCGCATGGAATCGGGCGCTTTCAAGGAGTTCTTTGAAAGAGAGTTCAATGTAATCAAGGCATTCTTGAAGGTCATGAATCCAAAATGGGAAAAGGAGATAGATAACGTCACCTGCGACCACATCATCACTCCTTATATACCAAAGGATGAGAGCTACGACATCACCATCAGACAAAAGGCTAATGGTGGTAAGCCGGTAGAAAGTCAGCTTGAATCCATCGTTAAGCTTGGGCAGTCGCAAGACCCTCAGCAGACAATGGAGGATATTCGACAGGATGAACTTAATGCGGCAGCAGTACAGCAGTCTGCTTTTGCTATGGGTGAACAAACAATATAAACGCAATAAACTGCACAAGTTATGAAGAAAAAAATCGCAATTTGGCTATTCAAGTTAGCTAGAAGACTCTACCCTATCAGTGTAACTGTCTTCGAACAGAAAGAAATCCTAGAGCCAAAGGTATGTGCCAAGGCTTATCGTATCGACAAGAATTACATTCGCCACTACAAGCGAGACCATCATGTCAAGTCCATGAGAGAAGCTTTGCATGAGATAACAAAGGAAACTCTCGCACAGGCAAAGAAAGATGTACTCAATACTATCGAATCCAAGATCATGAAGCAGAGAGTATATCAGAAGGATGGCAATACGATTGTAGAGGTAAAGGTTAATTGCTATGTCTCCAAAGAAGAAGGTTAAGCCTATTCCAAAAGAACCTCAGTTCTGCAAATTATGTGCCCACGTTTCCAATCCACGTAATCTTAGTGTTACGGGAGAGCCAACGTTGGGCACTTGCCCTTATGAGGAGTTTGCTATCCTCTATCAAAGGGAATGTGTAAACGAACATTATAAGCCGAAATAAATGAGACCAAATATCCCCAATCAAAAGAAAGCATACGATGCTCTGAACAGACGCTTAGTTAACTACGTGGCACAAGTTCAGAGCATTTATGATAGAATCGCTAGCCAAGTTGCTACTGCTATAGATGGTGTCGGTTATGATGGTTCTGCGGAGTTCTTGTTTGGGGACTATCCAGAACTGAAACAAACCATCAATGGCATCATGATCAGTTATGCTGCACAGATGAATAATCTCATCTATGCAAGTACCGCAAATGAGTGGAAAGAAAGTAACATCATGCAGGACCTACTTGCAAGAAAGGTACTTCGTGCTTATGATTTTGAGAAGGGAGGAGATAAGTACAACAGGTATTTCCAACCTAATTCAGATGCTTTGAAGGCTTTTCAGAATAGGGTTGATAAGGGGTTGTCTGTTTCGCAGAAACTATGGTATCAGTCACAAGCCTTGAAAAAGGAGCTGGAGCATACCATATCAACTGCAATAGAAAGAGGGCAGTCTGCGGTTGTTCTCAGCAAGCGAATTAGTAAGTATCTGTTAGACTATCCTTCATTAAAGGCTGATTATACAGAAAAATTCGGAAAAGCCGCTACATGCGCGAATTGCCAATACGCTTCTATACGTTTGGCAAGAACCGAGATAAACATGGCTTACCGAAAGGCAGAGCAGACACGTTGGCAACAATTTGACTTCATCTTGGGATATGAGATTAAGTTGAGTAAACGCCACCCTGCACCCGACATCTGTGATGATTTGTTGGGAATATACCCAAAAGACTTTGTCTTCCTAGGTTGGCATCCTAACTGCATGTGTTATGTTGTACCTATTGTGATGAGCGATGAAGAGTACTATGGTTCTCCTTCCATTCAGAAGTCAGCTATGATTTCTCGTACCCCAAAGAACTTTAATGACTGGGTACGCAATAACCGCAGCCGAATCGGGCAAGCTGAAACACTTCCATACTTCTTGAAGGATAACAGAAAGTATTGGCACCTGTCCGTTGAGGATGCGGCTGAGTACCGCCATGCTGACAGAGACGAAAAAGCCATAAAGCTTGCTTGGAAGAACAGAGACTTATTGAAATACAACATAGATGTAGATAATTCTGACATAGCAACATTAAGGCGAAATGCTAAAGCCTATGAAGTTGATATATCAAGCTTTGAAAAATTCCTCACTACACATCAATTTAAAGAGAGTTTTGGAATGCTGACTGATAGTGAACGCTCTGTATTATCAGATATGTTCGACAAGTATGATGACAAGGTTCGTCAAGCTGTAGAGTCTTTCGGCAGGACAAAGAAAAGTTATCTAGCAAAGTTTGATTATAGCTATAATTTCGGCGATTGGAGGGATGGCATAACTAATAAGTTTGCAAATATCACTCCTACACAATTCGAACCAGTGAGCAAGATAAAACCAAAGTTGAAGGCTACCTATGATGAAGCTCGTAGGGAACTGCAAGACCTTCGTTCTATTCCGTTGAAGCCTAAGAAGCTAATAGATGATTTCGATGATTGGGAATTGGAGACTGCATTAGACGACCAGGAAGCAGTTATGGCAGGAAAGAAACTCATGCAAAATCTGTATGGTCCAAACATTGATAACGTCAATTCTTGGATAAGAGTAGAATCGTCTCGCATAACAGAAGGCTGGGGCAAGGCTTATGAGGTCTTTCTTGACGAGTATCATAACGGATTGAAGGAGGTCATGGAAGCTGCTACCCATCTGAACGAATTGAGAACAGCAGATTTGAGTATCATTCCTACAAGATGGATTCCTCGCTTCAATGATTATATCAAGACTATAGAAACTGCAAGGATTGATGTCCGAGGTTACGAAAGGGTTTATCGTGAGATAGAGGGTGCGTACAACATCTACAAGCTGTCTTCGGATCAAGATTTGATTGCGTATGGCTTAGATAAGCTATCCTTCAATACACCTCATACCATCGTGGAAGGCTTTAGAGGTATTGGATTGAGTCCGACCAAATGGCTCGGAAAGAAAGAGTTTTATGATAGCTTTGACAAGTTTGTTCCTTGTATTAGCCTTAGCGGAAACAAAGCATACTTTTGGAGCAAATACAATCATGTGCGAATAGACTTCGATGGTCTGAAGGAAAGAATCTTAAATTCAGAATGGTATCGCAAGGGTCTCCAATATCACGAATACGGACACGCTAAAGCCGCATTACAAGGTAATTGGGAAGGAAATGCAGACTTCAAAAATCTTTATAAAAGGTTTTTTGCTGACTACAACAAGCCCGAATATAGATACGTAGATGGAGAAGGTGTTTCGCAATGGAAAATCGCTGATAGACTATTTGAAGAGCTCAAACTCGTAAAAGACAAAACGTATGATGTAATGGAACAATTTGGCAAAATCTCTGATACTTTGCAAGCTATCGACAAAGACCACAACTGGATACAGGGAATGTTAGGACACGACGTCGATTACTTCGCATCGAGTTTGCATAATTGTTTAGCTGATATTATAGCCCATTTAAGCGAAAATTATTGGTCTAACAATAAATACTTCAAAAAGGTTTTGCCAAGGCTTTATAATGAAGCTATGGCTCTCTATGAGAAGTATTATAAGCTAAACAAACCGACAAAAAGATAGGTGGTAGTCTATGGTTCTACCACCCATCTTGATTTTCTTTCGGTAGGACCTACGGCTGATTCATTGGTAATATAGGTCAGACCAAACTTTGTTTTAGTTTTCATTGCCTTGCGAATAGAGAGCATTATTTCTTCTCTCGTAAAGCCGCTAATAGGATAGTTTTGTAGAGCTAATTCTACTGCGCACATTTGAGCTACACCTGCATTTCCTTTGGTATAGTAGTTCACAACCTGTTCGTCTGTAAGATCGTCCACGGACTTAACAGAGCATTGTTCTAGATATTCTTGTATATTCATGCTGCAAAGATAGTAAAAGTTTCCCAAACTACAATACGTCCGATTAAAAAGTTAGCAAAAGTTAGCAAACAGACCATAAAGAAGTTTAAAAGTTAAACTATTGTAAGTGCTTGAAAATAAGATAGTTGATATTTGGTCAATTCACAAAAAATGACTATCTTTGCACTATCAAAATAAATAATAACAATTAAAAGATAAGAGCAATGAAATACGAAGAAACGTTTAAACAACAAATGGTAGTAATTGAAGCCATGGTAGAAAAGACCCAAAAGGCGAAGGAAGAGAACTGCGACCTTTATGCTCTCATTTACATGAGGGGATGGCTTAAAGGAGTTGTAGATGATTTGGATAAGATTATCCCTTAACAACATGTTGTTAATTCTTAAAGGTAAGTAATTATGACACAGCAAGAATTTGAACAGCGAGTAGGAATGTCGGTCAATGCTACCGAATACGCTTCCATCGAGAATGTATATATGGCAAGTGACCTAGATAAGGATGCTTTCTGCATTCTTTGGGAGAAGATGAACTTCAAAAGAGTTGCAAGAGCTAGAGAAGAGAAATCAGTTAAGTTGAAGGAGCAAATGAAGAAGGAACAGCTATTCGACATACTGAACAAGCCATACGGCAAAAACGAGTTTGGTACGCTAGCCGATAACTTCTACAGCAAAAGTGAAAAATCTGTACTAGAAAGCATCGGAATCCACATGCAGCAAGAAAGAAATGGTATTCCATTCTTTGTAAGTGTAGCATCAGTATTGGTTGATTTACGCAAATATTTGAAAGTCGCATAAGAAGGAAATGGTAGGGCTAACCACCCTACCTCAATACGATAAGAGCAATGAATACGATAAAGACGTTTATTCCATCAGAGTCAGTTGACACATTTAAGAAGTTCGCTGAGAAGACAAAGCGCAATGTAGAAGGTTTCGACTACACCATTAGTAACCCACGAAAAAAGTTATTCCGTCATGCGGTAGTAGAAGATTGTCAAACCATCATTGGTAAGTATTGGCATGACATCTGTGACCTCACCATCAATATGCCAGACGAAAGTAATTGGAGATTGCTGGCCACATATAAGAATGGAGCCTTTACTCCTGCTGATACAACCAAGGAGTTGGTATTCAAGATTAAGGAGCATGGAGCTGATTACGGCAAATGCGACCTATGTGGTCATTGGTGTAACAACGCATACGTAATCGAGAATACGCAAACTGGCGATGAACTGCAAGTAGGTTGCGAGTGCATAAAAAAGTTCGGATTGAAGTACATTGACTTCCTCTCAGACTTTACACGCAAACTTTATGAGACCTACGACCACACCATCAGATATGCCACCGATGATGACTATGGAGACCTTATTCCAATTTGGGGTGGTCCTAAGGATAGTAGATATACGGATGCCATCTTGAAGAATGACATGATCGCCATGTGCAAGGCTCAGTATGACGAGTGCCCTGTTTACAAGAAAGGCTATTACGCAAATGGTCACTATTACCAATCAGAAACAATCGCCAAATTAGAGGAAATAAGAGATTCTAAGAAGTTTACGGTTGACTCCTCATACATAACAAAGGTCTGCGATTTTGCGCTCTCTAAAGAGCCTAAATCGCAATTCGAGGTTGAAATGCAGAAAGTAGCAAATGACTACTACACATTCTCGGAGCAGTTCGTTTATGCTTTCTTCCTGGTGAAGAACTACGAGGATAGCTTAAAAGGTGGTATTGATGCCATCAAGAAAGGTATGCAAGTCAAGGTAGTCGGTAAAGTCATTCAACAGCGCACAGAGCAGTCTTACTACGGAGAAATGGTCACAAACACCATCCTTACTAAAAACGGAATAGTCTGTGAAAGGGTTGGCAAAATACCAACTGCACAAAAAGATGGCGAGAAGACCACCGAGTTCTATGCTATCGTCAAGGGTGTGTTCAATGGAAAGGTTTGCCTAGACAGAGCTACTAAGAATCCAAAGAAAGGAATTGAAGTGGCAATGGAGATTTAGTTATGAGCGCATTCAACATCAACGCCTATTATGGCTGTGAAACTTGCGAAGCAGCCGACGAATATGGTAATGGTTGCAAGCATGGTCTGTTATTCCCTGTCCTGCTTGTGATAGCTAATAAAAGGGAATGCCCAAATTATAGATTTCAAAGAAAGGAATAGAATGAGTTATAAAGACAGAATAGAATTAGAGCAACTTTTAGGTAGTTTTGTAACATCACCTAAAAGCCTTCTATCAGAAAAAGAGGTCAAATTGCTAAGAAAAGCCATGCGACTTATTGGTAGAGTAAATAAGAGATACGCGGATTTATACATGTAAATACGAAATGATATGAAATTGCAGGTTTATTTCTTATACAGAACAGATGAGCACCTATCAACAGACAGCAAGGAATTGCTCTTTATTGGCAACCTTCCAAATTGCATGAAAGCAGCAAGGAAGTTTAATGCTACAGATACTCAGATTAATGAACTTGGGTATCATAAGCAAAGTCAACTTAACAATGTAGGTTACGAGTTTATGCTAGAACAGCATACACTTAACGAATATATAGTAGAACCATAAAATATACGATTATGAAGATATACAAATTGATATGGTATCTCTACACAGAGGACCAACTTAAAGAATCCCTCATCACCGATAAGGAAGTTGCAGAAAAACGTTATCAAGAGCTGAAGAAGTCTCTTTATCGTGGATGCTGGTTATCCCTCTCAGAATTAGTTGAAAACGAAGACCACGAACTAGTGAAGGGTGAAGGTCTTCATTATAACGACATTTAAAAGTTAGAGCAATGGAACAGAAGTTATTAGATTTGATTATCCATATAGGACAAGTTAGAGGTTGGGCTGTAGATGCTACAGATAATGGCAATGACCTTGCCTACATCTTCTTTCAGCGTTATTCTCCTGCTGGTCAAGATTTCAACATGTCAATCGAAATGCCAAACAATGACACGAATGAGTTTTTGAAGAACCTCGATGATTACTACGAGAACTTCGATCCAGATAGTGAAGCCCTAAACTGGTGTGACAAAGAAGGTCATGGTATAAATGGAGCACCCAAACGCTTGAAGGATATCATCATTGATTTCGAGGAAATCGAAAAGGAAATCAAAGAACTCCTAGAAGTGTTCAATCTTCAAATAGAGGAACTAGAGAAAGCTGCCATTCACAAGGTTAAAGTGCAAGTCACCGAATACCTGCAAAAGGTAGTGGAGGTTGATGCCATCAATGGCAGTGACGCATGCGATAAAGTCGAAGAAATGGTTAATGGTTCAGAAATCATCTTGACCGCAGACGATTTCACAACAAGAAACATTGAGCCTTATGAAGATAAGTAAAACTACACAAGCTGTGCAAAAGCTAAAAGATGGAGATTTGAAAGGAGCACTCTCCATCTTTTCTACTTTTAAGTATGATTTCACAAGGGATGAACGTAGAATCATGCGAATTGCATACGAAACACTTTGCGGACATGGCGCTTTTTATCAATCATTAGGAATTGATGCTAGTCAGATGATAGTAGATGCGGTAACTATACTAAACGCTAAGTACCTGAATAACAATAAGTTAAACTAAGTTAGCAAAAAGTATTTTCTGCCCAAATCATTTGGTCATTTGCAAAAAAATGATTACCTTTGCACTATCAAATATAAAATAACAATTTAAAAGATAAGAGCAATGAAAAAGGTAATAGTTGAAATAAGTCTCAGAGACACAAGAAAGGCTTACTCGAGAATGGAAGGTTATAATTTTATAACTGGAAATGGTAAATGGACCTCATCAAATGTTTACGAATCGTCTGAATTTGACGCAGACGATGAAGATGAAATGGACGTATTGGAAGATTTGCGAGATACTATCGAGAACATTCTTTCTGATTGTGAATACGAAATAAATGAAGTAGAAATCTAAAAAAATACATAAGAGCAATGAAACTGATTACGAAAGAAATTAAGAAGAGACTGGAAAAATATCCTCTCTACTCACAGGATGGCAAAAAGGAAGAAGCCATCTGTCAAGCAAAGTTCTTCCTTTGTGTTGGTGCATGGTCTTGGTTCATATTGGAAGCAGACCTAGAGAACAATATCGCCTACGGAATCACTATCAATGGAAGTGGTGAAGGCGAGTATGGCTACACAAGCTTAACCGAGTTGCAGGGGCTAACAACAAAGTTAGGCTTAACAGTAGAGCGAGATACCTCATTCTCCCCTACTCCACTAAAGGATATTAATAACGAATATCTAAAGAAGTTTCTTAAGAAAATGTACGCTTGAAAATAATTTCTCACTTTTTTCAAGAAACTATTTGTTGATTAAATAATTTTATCTATCTTTGCAAAAAGTTACAAAAAAATGAAGATTTATACATCATACTTCTCAAACGGAGCTAAGTTAGCAAAAGCTGGTATCATGATGATCGGTATTGCCCTCTACCCTCCGAAATGGTTTACAGGATTGTCAAACAAGTACGTGTCACCATCATGGGACATTCTTCATAACTCCAAATCTAAAGAAGATTACGTACAACGTTTCAATTCTGAGATATTGGCTCATCGGGACCCAAAAGCATTTCTCTCAGCAATAGAGAAAATGGCAAATGGAAAAGATGTAGCTCTATGTTGCTTCGAAAAGCCAAATGATTTTTGCCATCGCCACCTAGTGGCAAAATGGCTGAATGAAAAGTTGGGAGTGCAGGTCGAGGAATTTGGAATTTCCAAGAATCCTGTTTACTCGGAGCAAAGCTTGTTTTAGAAATTCCTCCTTTCAAAATACCCACAAGGGTTGACGGCTCGGAAAGACGAGCATTTTTGCGTGTATAGAATATTGTTATTATAAGCGGAGATAGCTCAGTTAGCAGAGCGCAGTGATACCATCACTGAGGTCGTTGGTGCGGCTCCAACTCTCCGCTCTTTTGCGGGTATAGCTCAGTCGGTCAGAGCGTCACATTCCCAATGTGAAGGTCGAAGGTTCGAGTCCCTCTAGCCGCTCTATTTTTGTAGAATTAAAATAAAAGAGCATGAAAAGTTGCAGAGATATACAAGATAGAACATTCGGTATTGAAATAGAAATGTGCAATCTTGAAAGGTCTAAGGTATCTCTACCCGAAGGCTATTCATGGAGCAAAGATGAGCAAATTTACAATACTGATGGTTCAACAAATAAGTCATTTGGTGGTGAGGTAAATACCCCACCATTACATATTTGTTGTCTAAAGGACCTACATGACCTCCGCTCTGTATATGAATCAATGGTTGTCGCAGGAGGAAAGATAAAGTGGAGTATTGATACCCATGTGCACATCTATGCAGGAGATTTGCCTGTAGATCAGATTAAGAAGGTGTTTTTGTTCTTCTATGTTTGCTATCCATATTTCAAGAAATATGCTCATATTTCTGATTGGGATGAGCTGGTATTTAATGCACAACCTGTTCCTACAGAGAAGTACTTCGAAGGCGTTAAAAATGCACAGACGTTTGATGAATTACAAAATCTCTTCACCAATCAGTCTAAGAAGGGCTTTATTCGTCATGCGGTAAATATATCAGCATACTTCAAGACAAAGACGATAGAGTTCAGAACGTTTCATGCTACTGATGATTTCTATCGAGCTATGAATTGTGTGTATTCTGCATACCGCATATTCTATTACGCTATAAGCCACGAATTGGAAGATTACCAATCAATTACATCATACCAGCAGTTCTGTGAGGTTACAGGGCTTAAATATGATGTTCCAAACGAGTTATGCCCACTACTATATCAAGGAAATCCATATAGTGCTATTGAAACGTTTATGACAGCTCCATTATCTTATAATTCCGAAATGGTTTCAGCATTACATGATGCTGTAATAACTAACGGACACAAGGAAATCTGCATAGTAAATGGCTTCATGTACTACTATGAGCTATTCTTCCTTGATAAGGTGGAAGTATCTATATACTGCCAAGATGCCTACTGCTATCTGCTCTATATGTTGGCAAATGGTAAAACATCACTAACATATAAGGATAAGCTTGCATGGTTGGAGGACTATAACAATCCTACACCATCAAGACAGCTTGCGCTAGCTCTTTATGCCGTGAAACTGCAAAAGTATTTCATGAGTGAATCGGCAAGAAATAGTGCTGTCTTCGAAGCATTGAAAATTAAGGCAAGGGAATCTATTGAGAAGACTGAGGAAGCAAATGAGCGATTGATGAGATTGCTTACTACATGTGATTTTCATGTTGGAACACTAGAAGAAGCCATCAAGAATAAGAAGGTTATCTTCTTCAATTTCGGTAGAATGGAGAAGAAGCAGAAAAGGGCATTCAAACTCATTTCAGAAAATAGCGACTTGAAATTAGATTTTTCTGTCGAAAGTAACGACTATTACAACCTAGTGGAAAGTATTCCGAGTGATAGTTGCTTCTACTATTTCAGCAACAGCCCTTATCTGAGAAACCTGCATAAGATAGCTATGTGGAATAATTCAAGTGGGGAAAGACGGTCTGCAGGAAGGTTTCTCTATTGCAATAAGCCAACTGCACAAAATAATGCAAGCACCTCATATTCCTCATACAGAATCGAATGCAACGAGATTGTACCTCCCGATGATTTGGAGATTACAGACGCAAGCAAATTGATTATTGAACGAGTAAACCCACCTTTACTTCATTGCTTGCAAAAGAAGTATATCAAGAAGGTGGACCAATGTAGTGTCTGTCAATTTGCTTTTGTGGTGAAATACGACAAATATACCCTAGGTGGGTTTGGTTTTACGCTACCTCAACACAAGGGGTATGATTTGTTCCAGTTAACGGACTTCTGCACGAATAACGCAATCCCTCGATTGAGTAAACTCATATTGTATTGCATTCAGTCTGTAGGCGTTCAAAGATATTTGAGCAGAAGAATGCGCAAGCTTTGCGAGAAGGTTATCTCCTGCGCTTATACCCATAAGCCTGTGAGCATGAAATATCGTGGTGTATACAAGAAAGTGAAGGAACACTGCACATCATCTTATCTTGCTTACGAAGGAATACTTGGCATATACCCTACGAATAAGGAAATCATTGATAAATATCAAAAATCGTTGAAGAATGGAAAATGAAGATAGATGGAAATACGCAAAAGTTGATATAAACCTCATAGATGAGGTAGAAATCAATGCAAATGAAATGTCGGGTGAAGACTTCGCCCAACTAACAGACAACATTGCTAAATCTGGTTTGAGTAGTGTGCCTACCTGTATCAAGATGGATAATGGTAGATACATCATGATCAGCGGTAATCATCGTTTGAGGGCATGCAAGAAACTGCACTATAAAAGGCTAGGCATCTTGTATGTAGGAGAGAGCGAGATTACAAATGATGAAGCTATTGCTATTGAATTATCTCACAACTCCATTCATGGTGAAGCTAATGTTAGCATCTTAAAGAAGCTGTTTGCATCAATTAAATCTATCGACTTTAAGAAGTTTGCCCATGTGAACATCGACGAGATTAAGCCAATAAGCACGGAGGGTATAGATGTATATGCCATGCAGGAGAATTTCGTATTCACAATCATCCTTTATCCTAGCTCATTTGCTAGTCTGGAAACATTGTATGGGGACATTCGTGAACAAGCTCGCAAAAGTGATGCTCTCGTTTTAGCTTCTGATGAAGATAACGAGAAAACCCTGCTTAAAATCCAAAAAGAGATAGGTAAGGAGTTTGGCATAAAATCCCCAAGTATCTCATTTGCCAAATTGTTAGAGTTAGCGAGTGAACGTTTAATCGAAATAAAGGAAGGAGAAAAAGAAAATGATTTGGATAATAATGACAGCGAGCGATAAGGACTCGTATGTGACACAACGCAATCAAAATTTCATCAAAGAAGCATTAGGAGCAAACAATGTTACATTTGTTAGTGTGCAAGATGAGGATTCACTTAATGACTTAAAGATAAGTGATAGGGACATCGTTATTACACAGACGAGAAATAGAATTATTCTAGATAAGATAGGCAAACTTGAAGCAAAGAATACGTCAGAAAGTGATAGAACGATCGTCTTGACAAAAAACAAAGAAGTTCTCAAAGAAGAACTTTACAGGCACGGCATCTCGTTTCCGAAATCATATAGTAAGTATGATTTAAGGGAAGAAAATATGTATTTCGTGAAGCCATTAATGGGTGAAGACTCTAATATGGTTGACAACCTTTCGGTCTGCAAGAGTACCCTAGAGGTAAGAAAGAAAGTTGAAGAGATAGAACGTTTGGGTGATATTGCTATCATCGAAGACTTTATTGCAGGAAAAGAATGCACTGCAGCTTGCGTTGTCAATCAGAAAACAGGAGACATAGACGTTTATCCTATTTTTGTGGAATTGACAACACCATACAATATACTCACTCACGAAGCTAAGATGCAGGAGGAAGAGGTATGTAGTGCTTGTAATCTTGAAGTGATAAAAGAAACTGCACAAAAAGTGTGCAAGGTGTTAGGTATTCAACATTATCTCAGAATAGATTTTAGAATATCTTCAACTGGTGTTCCGTTTGTAATAGATTGCAACCTATTTCCAGGTTTAGGTCCTACAGACCATTTTGCAAAATGTCTGTTGCTAACAGAAAATATGTCTTACATAGATGCTTTGAAAGCAGTCATAGCATCTGCAAGTTAGAAAGGTCGATTATGGCAAAGGTAAGAAGAACAGAATTAAAAAAGATTGCCGCTGCTTATGAAAAGAAGGGCGGCAATATGGCTGCTACGGCAGTAGCTTTGGGTATTACACGCCAAGCCTTATATAACTGGCGAAAAGAGGATGAGAAGTTAGCCAAGATGTTGGACGATATAGATGAAGGCATTCTTGACTTTACTGAAAGCAAGTTGGTTGAAAAGGTGAACGAAGGTAATCTAACTGCAATCATCTTCCTTTTGAAAACTAAGGGCAAGAAGCGTGGCTATGTCGAGCAAGTAGATAACAGATTAGTAGAAAACCCATTCGAGAAGTTAATGAAGGAGCTTCCCGATGATGAAGAAGGTTAATTATGGAAAATGGAGAATTGTATATACCTGACTGCTTGTTTCCAACGGACAATCCGTTGGAGATACCATGTTTGTTGTCTGATGTGCAACCTCAGTACATAGAAATCCCATTCTATTGCTTTGGTGAGCAGGCAAGAACAACGAACATGAATGGCAGGGGAACACTCCACTTCTATACTGATGATTATAGATTCCGGTCAATCTATGAGAAGCCAGAGAAGATTTTGAAGTATAACCCTGGTAGCATTATTGAGCCAAACTTCAGCTTATCAAATGATACTCCAATAGCTTTTGGTATGCAGGCTATCTACAAGAAACGCTTTCTTGCGAGAGCTATGCAGGAAAAGGGGATTGGTGTATTTGTTGACTTAAATGTGGCTCCTAAGTTCTATAAGCTGAATTTGATGGGTGTCCCTAAAGGTTACTCATCATTCGCCACAAGGGGGTGTACAGACCGATTAAATGAACTGCAATTTGAATACGAGATTGCCAAGTTCGTAGCAAATGGCAACAGATTCAGATTCATCGTTTATGGAGGTGGTAACGTGATTGAGCAGTGGTGTAAGGAAAATAATGCCGTCTATGTAACACCAATCATCATCATCAAGAATAAGTTGAAAGCTTTTGAAAAGATGAAAGATACCATCGGTATGCTTGATCTTGATGCAAAAGCAAAATACCAAGAGCTGAAAAAGACCTTGTATGATACTCAAGTAAAGAACTTCTCTGTAGAAGATATGCTTGATAACATGCAGGATTTCCCAAAGCTCTCAAAGTAGTTTATTATAGTTAGTAATTAAATTGTTAGGTTATGGGTAAACGAAGTAATGGCACAAGAGGGACAAACAGTTCTTCAGCAAGCAAGAGCCGTAAGGCAAGTGGTGGGGTGAGCGAGCTTGATAGAAAATTTCCTAATTGGAACATAAATTTATTCATTTCAAAGACACCCTATGGAGTCGAAGAAGCCGTTATTGGTTCTTTTCATAGGGTCTATGGAAAGAAATACAGCCTCAGTCAAGAAGTTGGTGATATTGATAAAACATTTAAAGAACTTGGGAAAGATGTATATGTTGACATAAATTCAAGCATTAACACGCCACAAGATTTCTTGAATAAACAAGATGTTGCAAAATACATGTCATCAAGAAATTATGACGGTATCAAGGCTTTAAGATACACTGATGGTAATAGTGAAAGAATAATGATTGTTGATGGAAATCATCGTTTCGTTGCCGCAAAGCTCAATCATGAGAGAAAGGTTAAAATGAGAATAATCGAATAAAGTGTTTGTTTATGGGGAGATTTATATTATTGATGGTCATCATCGAGTTGTAGCAGCCATACTTAAAGGAAACAAGAAAATACGAATATTATTGAATTAGCAATATGTCAGAACAGAAAGCAATAAAAAAAATGATTGCATGGCGCAATGATTGGTGTCTCTTCGCCAAGGAAGTCTTGAAGGCTCGCCTTGACGAAGAGCAAAAGGCTATATTGCGTTCTGTTCAAAAAAACAAAATGACAACGGTAGCCAGTGGAACTGCAAGGGGTAAGGACTTCATCGCTGCCGTAGCCGCTTTATGTTTTCTATACCTCACTCCTCGCTTCGGCAAGGATGGCAGTTTGGAAAAGAACACCAAGATTGCCCTTACTGCACCGACAGGAAGACAGGTAACAAACATCATGATACCAGAAGTGGCACGTCTATACAAAAAGGCAGGCTTTCTGCCTGGTCGTTTGCTGTCGGATGGTATCAGAACAGATTACGAGGAATGGTATCTGACAGGTTTCAAATCTTCAGCCGACAACACAGAGGCTTGGTCGGGATTCCATGCTGTAAACACCATGTTCATCGTAACTGAAGCATCCGGTATCTCGGACACCATCTATAATGCAATCGAGGGTAACCTGCAAGGTAACTCTCGATTGCTATTGGTATTTAACCCAAACGTTACTACAGGGTATGCAGCCAACTCCATGAAGTCTCCCCGATTCAAAAAGTTTAGATTATCATCCCTCAACGCAGAGAACGTAGTAAGCAAGAAAAACATTATCCCTGGTCAAGTTGACTATGAATGGGTAGCCGATAAGGTCTCAGCATGGGCACAGAAGATCAGAAAGTCTGAGTTTGATGAGGGTCGTGGTGATTTTGTGTGGGAAGGTGGATATTACACTCCAAATGACCTTTTTCGTGTTAAGGTTCTCGGTATGTTTCCGAAGGTTTCCGAAGATACCCTCATTCCATACGAATGGTGCGAGATTGCCCATAGAAGATGGAAGGAACTTAAAGATAGTGGCTTTATCACCCATAAGCCAATACGCCTAGGTGTCGATGTCGCAGGTATGGGGCGCGATAGGTCTTGCTATGTTCCACGACAAGGAAACTATGTTTCAAAAATCAAGTGTCATAATTCGGGTGGTCATGCGGACCACATGGCAGTCGCAGGTCAAGTCGCGCACTACCTAAGTTTGAGTTCCAAGAATAAAGCCTTCATTGATACCATAGGAGAAGGTGCTGGAGTTTATTCAAGACTCATAGAACAAAAGTATTTAACTGCATTCTCTTGCAAGTTCTCGGAAGGCGTGAGAAACAAGCATGATGTGACAGGCTGCTACTCTTTCGCTAACATGAGGGCTTATTTGTTTTGGTGTATACGTGACTGGCTCAACCCAAAGAATGGATTCTTTGCAGCACTCCCACCTGACGATGAGTTGGATCAAGAATTGTGCGAAGTGCATTGGCTGTTTCAGTCAGATGGTTCAATCATCATGGAACCAAAAGACGAAATCAAGAAGCGTCTGAAACGTTCTCCCGACAAGATGGATGCCCTTGCCAACACCTTCTATCCATACGACTTCGATAGAGACAATGATTTGCAATTGTTAAATAGTATAGTATAAATTTGCAAGATACAGAAAAGTTTTGTAACTTTGCAGCCGAAACGTTACCTTTAACGTTTCATTGCTCTTAGTGCACTCCGACCGTGAGGTTAGAGTGCATTTTTTATTTAATATAAAGTAATTCAGAAAAAGACTATACACTTCAATATAAGCCTTTCTAAGCGGTTCATTTTTTATCTCCATATAACTTATACCATTTTTAAGAAATAGACTTACATACACAAAATTAATAGTTTGATATAAGTATCTAAGTATCAATAAGTTAAACTAAGTTAGCAAAAAGTACTTTATGCTTAAAACATTTGGTCATTTGCAAAAAAATGATTACCTTTGCACTATCAAAAATAAAATAACAATTTAAAAGATAGGAGATAAGAGCAATGAAACTAATTGGAATGGAAACGTCAGATTATAACGAAACACGTTATATACAATGTGAGACAATGGAAGAATACAACGATGTTTTGAAACGTGAAAAGAGTAAACACGGAATTAAAAATGGTGCAGATGTTACCACTTACGTTTACGAAACATCAAATTCTTCAAAAGTTGCAGGAAAAGTCATTAATACAAACCTTGAAGTTGAAATCTACTATACTGGCGCAAAATTTCGTGAACTCTATGCAAAACCATCTACAAATCCAGAAATAGATAGAGAAGTAAAAGCTCATGAGGTGTATGGAGGCTACGGCATAACCACATATAAGGAGAAAGGTATCTCAAAACAATACTATGGTGTTGGTCATAAAACATTCAACACCAAGAAAGAAGCGAAAAAATATATTGATGAGTAATTAAAAGATAAGAGCAATGAACGTTTACACAGAATCAGATAGATATACGGTATTACTTCACGCATTCGATACTTTTGAAGGTGCTTGCGAGTATATGACACAGATTATAAATGTAGGGGAATGTAAGGTTCTCCCTCTCATAAAAGCATGGAATGGTGGCGTGGTTACAGCAAAATGGATGGCTAAGAAAACCGATAAAGGAATTAAATTTGAATTGTTGGATAGCAATGTTTAATAGGAGGAAATGAATATGACAGTATATGAATTATCGGAACTTCAGAAAGAAGAACTCAAAATCGAAATGTTGAAAGATAAGTTTGTTGGGTACAAACTTTCATTCAGAGAGTTATCATTTGCTAATGAGCTCATCAGTGACCGAGAATTGTTCGAAAGATTCAAGGATCAGACTTTTACAGATAAAGACTTCGTTGTATCACGCTAAATGGAATCGTATGGAAAGCAACTGCACAACAATAGAAGAGCTTAAATCCGTAACCACGCAGATTAGTGGTGATGAATGGAAAGATTTCTTCTCACTCATCAAAAAAGGCTCATATAGCCTATATGGTTTTCACCAGTTTCTTGATGAGAGACCAGACCTATGCTTATTGATTCAAGGTATAGGAGATTACCAAACTGCCATCAAGGAAACGTTAGAGGAAATCGGATTGAATGATGGTGATATAAATGGACCAGGAGGAAATCATCTGAAACTGATTGTGGCGGATCAGATAGGATTCATAGTGTATGAAACGAAAGTTATGAACTTTTAAAAATAAGATAGAGCAATGGAAGAGAACGTTATCATAGCAATGGATGCCGAAAAGTCTAAAAAGATAAAAGGCATTCCTTCAAGTTGGGACTGGGAGGATATTCATTTCTACCTCATTACTGAATTGGGTTTCAGTTTTGATGTTGTGTTCAATTATTCAAAAGACATAGAGGAGGTATCTTATGAAGGATAATACAAGAACTATCAAGTACGATTCTATCACATCATACGCAAAGGAATATGGGGTAGAATATCTGAGTAACGAGAACCTTATTGCTTCAATTATCGGTATAGACCCTATGCTACAGGGCAATGAACCAATAAGAAAAATCTTTGATGGTAGTCATTCCCTCAGAAAGGAAAGCAAGAGGACATTGCAGGAGCTTACATCTATCAAAGGAATAGGTGAAAAGAAGGCTACCGCTATACTCGCTGCATTCGAACTTGGCAGAAGATTTATGAAAGAGAAGTCGCAAGAACTTACAGATTTGGGTAGTTCCCTCGACATCTACAACTATATTTTACCATACGTCAAGGATTTAGAAATAGAAGAATCTTATCTGTTCTGTATGGATAACAACTTCAAATTAATCAAAATGGTTCGATTGTCACAAGGTGGAATATCAGAGACCCCTATAGACGTAAGAATTGTGTGTAAAGAAGCTATCTCCTGCAATGCCGTAATAATAGCATTGGTTCACAATCATCCAAGCTCTAACTGCTTTCCATCAAAGTCTGACGATGAGATAACATATAAGATACAGAAGGCTTGTGAAATAATGAGATTGTATTTTATGGACCACGTTATCATCAGTAGCAAGTCCGATCAGTATTACTCTTACCACGACAAAGGAAGACTATAGGCTACAAGCCGATAAAATACCTCAAACCCATAATTACATACCAAAAGAATCTAACTTGAACACAGAAGATATTTTGCACGTTTAAGTGCATTTTTATTGCATCTTATCTTCCAAGGGAGGGCTGTGAAGTTCTCCCTTGTTTATTGAAATGAAAATAATTTCTCACTTTTTTGCAAAAACTATTTGTTGATTAAATAATATTTCGTATATTTGCACCCATAAAAGCGTGTGAAGATGCACGTGACAGAACTTTTCGTAACATTGCTCTTACACCGAGTTCTACGTTTGGTCTGCCTGCATTTCGCTCGCAGACCATTTTTTGTTAAATATAACTCAACAAGCAATGAACAAGTATTACAAAAAAGTTCTTGAAGCACTGAAAACCAATCGAGACATTAAGGCATTGGGGTTCAGTCGTAAGGAGTTAAAGGGTGTTGCCGCCAATGTTGCCAACAAACTTCAACTCAAAGATGATGCTACTGACGAAGAAGTTAGTGAAGGTATTAGTGACGCAATTGATGATGTCTTGCCGTTACTCCAGTTAACTCAGTCCGCAGCTGACCGCCAAGTCTCAGAGTACAAAAACGCTCATCCTGCACCCGATGATGACGAAGATCCAGATGACGATCCAGATGATGATGACGATCCAGCACGTAGAAGTCCGTCACGGAAGGGCAAGAAGGGCAAGAAGGATAGCGATGATGATGACTCCGCTACCCTCAACGCAATCAAGGAACTTACGAAGGCTGTTGCTACACTCCAAGGCGATGTAACTGCATTGAAATCGGGCAATACCACAAACAGCCGTACCGCAAAGGTAAGGGAGCTGCTGAAGGACACAGGTAAGTTCGGAGAGCGTCGGCTTAAATCTTTCTCTCACATGAAGTTTGAGAATGAAGAGGAGTTTGAGGACTACCTCGATGAGTTGAAGGAAGATATTGAGGAAGAGAACAAGGAAAGACTTGAAAAGGGTCTTGAAAAGCTTGGACGAATCCCTGCTCCCGATACCAAACCTCAACCAAATAAGGAAGATAAGTTAATGTCTGATGATGAAGTCAAGGAGCTGGCTAAGATGTAATCATCTATTGTTTCACTAATAAATTATTAGATTATGGTAGCAGAAGACTACAAGCCAAAAACCAAAGGCTACGACATGGGTAAGGACGCTGTGGTTATCCGTCAGTATCTCGGCGGTATCACAGGCGGTAGAGCACTCGACTACGCCAACTTCAATGATGAGGTTATTCAGGCAGGTCACATCATTGTCCGCAAGAAGGTTAATGATGTTTATGAGTATTCTCCACTTGAAACAGAAGATGGCAAGTACAAAGACAAGGCTAGCGAAGCAGAATTTGCTGGTGTTGTCGTTCGCTCACGCATGAAGGGTGAAGCGGTTGCCATTATGGATAATGGTCGCGTGAATGATGTGGCAATGCCTTATCAGTTCAAGGACGAAGCTCAGAGAACCGCCATCAAGACCGCTCTCCCAAGTCTTATTTTTGAGCATGACTAAGTTGTGCTCTAGTTTTTAACTTAAAAGATTGTTTATATGAACGAATCACTTTTTATTCAGTTTATCCGAGCTATCTTCCCTAAACTTAGCTTGTATGTTAAGGAGAAGGAGAATCCGAAGGAGCGTACCTATCTTTACAAGGAGATGCTTACCGATGTGTATTCTCCAGATCAGAAGTGGGAAGGTTCATCAGCTAAGACCACATATGTAGCTGCCGACATCGTTGAGATGGATTCAGACATTCCTTTGAAGAAGCGTGGTCAAATCGCAACCTCTAATGGTAAGTTGCCAAAGATTGCGATGAAGAAGATTCTTTTCGAGTCTGACATCAACAACATCAACATCATGAAGGCTCAGTATGAGAACATTGTAGCGAGAGCCAATTCATTCCAGGCGCAAGGCTTGGTTGAGCAGGCTACATCAACACGACAGGCTGCTAAAACTGCAAAGGCTCGTATCATCAACAAGCTCATGAATGATGGTGTCGCTTGCTCTGTCGGTCTCGAAGAGCGTAACGAAATGAACTTCTTGGCAGGTCTCTCTAATGGTATTATTGCCGTTGAAGATGCAGACAATTCGGGTAAGGCTATCCGTGTTGACTATGGATATTTTAAGGCAAACTGCTTCAAAACAGCAACCAATGGTGTTACTACCCGTGATGATTTCGATAAAATCTTCGAAAAGGCAAATGCCGATAACAATACCATCATACAGGTTATGCTCGCTAAGACGCAGATTAAGAAAATCCGCAAGGAGCAATGGGCAAAAGAGCTTGTTGCCGACTACGAGGGTAAGACTTATACCGAAAATACCAAGCTCAAGACACCATCGGAGTCAGCTTTCTCGGAAGCATTCGAGGATGAGTTCGGTGCAGCCATCAAGGTTATCAACCGAACCGTGATTATCGAGAAGAACGGAAAGCCAAAATCAGTTAAGCCATGGAATGAGAATAACATTATCTTCATCTGTAACACCAACGTAGGCTCTTTCGTTTGGGGTACCCTTGCAGAGGACACCAACCGAGTAGCAGGTGTTCAGTACTCTAACGTTGACAGCTACAAGCTTATCTCTAAGTACTCCAAGAATGAGCCATCTTTGCAGGAGGTTACCGCAGGACAGGCTATCTGCTTACCAGTAATCGAGGACGTAGATCAGATTTATATGCTCACTACCAAGTCTGAGGAGGTTGATACGAATGCCGAGTCTACCGATGATACCGACCAGTATACAACTTACAAGGGTAAGAAGTATAAGAAGGCTGACCTCATCGCTGCTTTGAAGGCTGCTGGTGTCAATGTGAAGACTAACTCAACCGATGAGACTCTGATTAAGGCTCTCAACTCACTCAGCGATGAGGAGGAAGCCGAAGTTCTCTCTAAACTCACTCCAGAGGTTTAATTTGAATTGATATGAAGACAATAAAGCAAGCATTGATTGATGAAATCCACTACCCTATCCCTTTAGGATTCGTGGAGAATAAGATGATAGAACGTCAGCTTAATGGTGATGATGAATATACATTTGAGGTCGCTCAGTCCAAGGAATGGAAAGGTGCGCTTGCTGATTGTCTGTACTCTCTCATACAAGCTGTAAGCTTATCCGAGTCAGACAAGAGCATAGGAACACTATCTGACAAGGATAAGGAAAGGCTGCTAGTACGAATAAATGCTTTATACAAAACCATCGGTGAATCCCCTGCACTGGGTCAACCGATGGTTTATATAGGAGGTTAAGATATGGCTGTATTGGATTTCGCTGCCCATACCCTAGATTACCTACATGTAACTGATGGGTATGAAGACGATAACGGAGACTATGTTCAAGGCTCAGAAGAATGGGTGGAGAACTATTGTAAGTGTGATATTGTACCTGCTGGCAAGGCAAACGTTATCACTATCCCCGATGGTTCTGCAAAGAACTATTCCTACACCATCTACAACCTTCCTAGAGCATGCCGTGATTTCGAGTACGGAGACAAAATCCGTGTAAAGCTCTTTGGAAACGAAGTGAAGGAATTTGTCGTACTCGGCTTTCATCGTTATCAACTGCAATGTAAAATATGGGTATAAAACTCGCAACCTCTCAGTCTGCGCTCAATAACTTTTTTCGGTCCGCTATGGCGATAATAAAGCAAGAAATCCTCACTGCTTATGCCAAGCTAGGAGAAGAATGTAATGCAAGGATAAGAGACCGCTCGGCAGAGGAAAGTTGGATAGACCATACAGGAAACCTACGAAGCTCCATCGGTTATGCCATCTTTGACTACGGAAGGAAACAAGTAGAATCAGCCTTCGCTTCCATAGGCAATGGTTCTAATGGTTCACAAGAAGGAAGACAAATGATAGCTGACCTAGCCAAGGAATACTCACAGGTTTACGCATTGGTAGTAGTCGCGGCTATGAACTATGCAGACTTTGTAGAAGCTAAAGAAAATAAAGATGTGCTTGCATCCACTGAGTTATGGGCTCGTTCCGTCGTTGATGGTAAACTAAAGCTCGCTGTGGATAAAGCTGTAAGTAGAATCAATCAGATAAAGCTATGAAATCGGATATTGATATTAAGGATGATGTGTACAACATTATCTCTTCTTCGAAATTAAAGACTGCTGTAACAGGTAGTCTTTGCAAGCGAGGAAGACCATTCTATGGAACAGGTACAACTGGCAAGGAAGATATTTGCATCTCAGTGCTAGCAAATCAAACCTCGCAAATCCAAGAAGCTTTTGTGAATGTAAACATCTATGTTCAAGATCAAGCTATCACAAAGAAAGGCAATACCCGAAAGGAAGAGAACACGGCAAGGCTCCGTGAGTTATGTCAACTCTCTTTCTCTACCTTCGAAGCAGTTCATGGATCAGATTTCCGCTTGTCTATGAGTGAACAGAGGGTAATAGCTTGCGAGGGCACAAGTGAGCACATCATTAATAACAAATTATTGTATCAAACTATAAACGATTAAGATTATGTCAGTAACAACATGGGGAAAACCATCCATCTATGTTCGTAACCTTAGTGATGCTACAAACAACTGGAAGAAACTCGACACTCCAAAGGAGGACACTACCCAGCTGAACCCTACCAAGGGTGATACAACAGAAGCTAAGGAGGAAGGTGGCGGTATTGTCGATTCAAAGACAACTAAGTCCACCTACGAACTCGTTTATCAAGAGTTCATCAAGAAGGGCTTACCTCAGCCATTCCCTACCATTGATGGACTTATCGAAGGAAACTACGCTATCGCTGTTCAGCCGGAAGATGCAGAGAACCCTGGCTGCTATATTGGCAATTCAACCGTCAGCGTAGAGGAATCATATTCTTCTGCGGATGGTGCTTTGATGCAGTACACCCACAAGGCTCTTGTGCCAGAGGGTGACGAGGTAGCAAAGACCACCAACAAGAAGGGTGAGACCGTATATTGTCAGTTCCGTTGGCGCATCATCACAGCCAAGAAAGCTAAGGGTAAGACTGATGAATATGTTCTTACATTCAAGCATCCTGCAGGTGCTACAGACACAACAACGGAGATAACTGTTCCAACAAACGGACAAACCGACGGTGACGTTTAAGGCAATATGTTGATTTCCTTTCACCCTTCAGCCGATTGAGGGTTATCAGTCGGCAACCTACCCAAGTAGCTCAGTTGGTTAGAGCGAGACCAAAGTCCGTCACATGAAATCCAGTTGGTCTTTAAAATGCTGGTTGAAAGACGCAGGTTCGAGTCCTGCCTTGGGTGCTAACAAATTTTATTGGCTTATGAAGAATGACATCGAAATTGGCGCTATTATAGCCATGGTGTTAACAGATACACCTCTAGGCATACAGGTAGGTAAAAGACATTTGTTTATCTACCCACAGACTTTAGGCAAGATGTATTTGACTGCTCCATTGATTAAGCAGCTAGGTATCAAAGATGATAACTTAAAGCTGAATCCCCTCATTGAAGCACTCCGTGTAGTAGAGGAGAATCGAAGTCTTTGCTGTAAGATAATAGCCTACCACACTCTTCAGAAGAAATCCGATATGCTCAGTTCACGCATATTGAAGGCAAGGGAAAACATCATCTTCAAGTTCTGTGATAACGATGACATAGCAACCCTTCTCATCACCATACTCTCAGACAACAAGCTTCACGACATCATCACGGAATGTGGAATAGACAAGGAAGCGGAGCGTATGGAGAAGATAAACCAAGCCAAAGACTCCAGCAATCAGTATATCTTTGGTGGAAGAACCATTTGGGGCTCTCTCATCGACGCAGCTTGCGAGAGATACAAGTGGACCCTTGACTATGTTCTGTGGGAAATATCATACAACAACCTCACGCTTATGATGAAGGATAAGATAACTTCCATCTATCTATCCGATGAGGAAAGAAAGAAGGCTCACATTCCATCAGCAACAGAGAAGGTCTTCAGCGGAGATAACAAAGAGGACATCATGGAGCTGATCAGACAGAGCGAAGAGAATCCAATTTAACCTCCTTCACTAACAAGAACAAAGTAAAGAATAAAGGTTTGGGTGAGGAGGTGCACCTTTACGTAATTGACAGAATAAAAAAATGGCAAGTATCAAGTTTGACATAACAGGTGACAATTCATCCGTACTGAAAGCCTTTCGAGGGGTGCAGGATGGAGTATCACAGACAGCAAGAGCAGTCGAGCAGCAGGGCCAGAGCATTGAGAATGTTTTCAATCGCATCAAGTCCGTTGCATCGATGGCTTTCGCTGGCTTTACGGCAAAGGAAATCATCAGCACACTGGGTACTGTCCGAGGAGAGTTTCAGCAGTTTGAGATTGCCTTTGAAACCATGCTCGGTAGCGGGCAGAAGGCAAAGGGAATGATTTCGGACCTCGCCAACCTTGCTGCTTCTACACCTTTTGACATGAAGGGTGTGGTAAATGGCGCAAAGCAGCTCCTTGCATACGGATTTGCAGCCAATGAGATTACCGATACCATGAGAAGGCTCGGTGACGTATCAGCAGGATTGGGATTGAACTTGCAGGACCTCACATGGCTCTATGGTACCACGATGGTGCAAGGTCGATTGTTCACAAGAGACTTGATGCAATTTACAGGTCGCGGTATTCCTTTGACGGAGGAGCTTGCCAAGCAGTTCGGAGTTACCAAGGATAAGGTTTCGGAATTGGTGACCGCAGGTAAGGTTGGTTTCCCCGAAGTTAAGAAGGCTATCGAAAGTCTTACCAATGAAGGCGGCAAGTTCGGTGGATTGATGGAAAAGCAATCTCACTCTATTACTGGACAGATAAGCAATATCCAAGACACCATCGAAATGGCTATTAATGACCTCGGCACACAGACCGAAGGCTTGATGAATGATGCTTTGGATATCACATCTAAGGTTATCGACCATTGGAAGGAGATAGGTGAGGTTATCCTTGCAGCCGCATCTGCCATCGGTCTTTATAAGGCAATGGCAGTTAGTGTAGCAGCCTTTGACACAGCAACAACAAATGCAGGATATGCAGCCGAGTTGTCAGCTCTTGAATCTTTGCTCCCTATGAAGGAAGAAGCAAAGAAGACAGACCTTGAAGAAGCAGTAGCCAAAGGTCAATTATCAGCAGCACAGGCAGAGCTGGTAGCATCTAAGCGTGAAGAGGTCGCGGCTTACGTTGCCGAACTACAGGCGCAGGCAAAAGCAAAGGCAGATGCAGCCACCGCAGCCGCAGAGGAAGTGAAGGCATTGGAGAACAAACTTGCTATGCAGGATAATGAGGTTCAATCACTCCAAGATGCTTACGATGCCCTGGAATCCTATACAGATGGGCAGAAGGTAGAGACAGCAGAAATCAAACTCAACACTGCCGTTAACGAAAGGAACACCATCGCAAAGCAACTCCAAACGGCTAGAGAAACCGCTGCAACCGCAGCCACAGAAGCAAATACAGCAGCCAATACGGCTAACACAGCATCCCAAGGCTTGAATACCGCAGCTACCGCAAGAGACACCGCAGCCAAAGGAATATGGGCACAGGTCACCCTTCTCTGCAAAAGGGCACAGGACGCATGGAATGCTTCTATGTTCTCAAGTCCTCTTTTTTGGATAGCTGCCACCATCGCAGCAGTAACCTATGCCGTATATAAGCTTGCTACCGCCGAATCAGCACATGAAACGGCAGTAAGGAAATCCAATGAAGCGTGGGATGAGTTTGACAGCAAGGTCAAGGAACGTCAGCAGAATATCGAAAGCCTTATCAGAACAATTCAGTCTGAGACAGCTACAGAATACGAGAAGGCAGAAGCTTACCAAAAACTCTCCAACCTCGCACCTCAGTTAACAGAGCAATACTCACAAGCTCAACTAGCATCTGCCGATTTTGCTAAGACGCAGAAGGAAGTTGCCGAGAGCATGGATGAGTTGAAGTACGACAAGGCAGTTGAGGAAGTTGAGAAGTACCGAAAGAAGGTTGAGGAGCTTCAAATGCAACTCAGAGCAGACGCAGCCAATGGCGGTCAAGGTAGCATCGCTATCTCATCACAGATAAACCAAGCCAAAGAAGACCTTGACCAAGCAGAAGAAAAGCTTTCCAACATCATCCAACTTCGAGACCAAGCAGCCGAGAATGCAAAGCCTATCGAAGTTCGCTTGCAAGAAGCACAGGAGAACGAAAGTGTACGTCAAGAAATCTTTGACTTCTATGACGAAGCAATCAATCTGGCCAACGATTGGCAAGCTGCCAACGAAACCATCAACTACGCCACAGGTGAGAGTAGATTGGATGCGTTCATCAATAAGGCTCAGAAAGAGATAGCAGGTCTTCGAGAGGACATCAAGAACAATCCTGCTGATCTGAATCTCCGCATGCAGGAGTCTGAGAAAACAAAGGTTCTGAACAACCTCTTAACGATGAAGCGGAATTGGGCGGTCACTGGCGCTACGACCATTCCTTTGATTTTCAAGGCTCAATGGAACACCGCCAAACAATCCCTCAACCAAGCAAAAAAAAGAGCACAAGCGTTGGCTAACAATGGTTCTACGGAAACCTATCAGCAAGCTTACAACAGGACGCAGCGTGAATATAACGCAGCCAAGAGGAGGGTTGCTGCTATGGAGAGAAATAAGAGCAAATACACCGCTTCTCAGTACGAAACCGCCACCCAAAACTTGAAAGCAGCCAAGGATGCCTACTCGAAACTAGGTGGTGATGTAAGCGGAAGGGCAGCAAGAGCGGCAGTTACAGCTCGTAAGACTCGCATTAAGGAAGAAAACAAGACTATCAAAGCCCAAGAGGATTTAAACAACCGCTTGAAGACTTTGCAGCAGAAAAATACAGATGAAACTATCTCCCTCATGCAGGAAGGCACGGAGAAGAAGCTTGCTCAAATCAAGAACGACTATGCCAAGCGCAAAGCCGAAATTGACAAGCAGGAAGCAGAGTTCAAGAAGAAAAACAAGGAAGCTGGCAAGAAAGTAACCCTTACCTCTGCTCAGTCCAATGCCCTCAATAAGGCTAGAGACCTCGCTACCCAAGAGTATAATAAGAAGCTTGATGAGGTCAACAGGGAAGCCCTCACCTCTATGCGTGACTACTTGAAGGAGTATGGTTCACTCTATCAGCAGAAACAAGCCATTGCCGAGGAGTATGAGGAGAAGATAGCCAAGGCTCAGACGGAAGGCGAAAAGCTCTCTCTTCAGCAGCAGAGAAAGAAGGACCTCCAAACCATCGAGATAAATGCCATCAGACAGAACATCGATTGGGGAAGTATCTTCGGAGACTTCGGTGCTATGTTCAAGGACCAACTGGAACCAACTATTGAGAAGCTGCAAGAGCTTTCAAAGAGTACAACAGATGTTAATGAGCAGAAGACCATACAGGAACTTATCTCCAAGCTACAAGGCTCTGCCACCATCTGGAATAGTGACATCTTTAAGAAAGTCTCTGACGACATCAACTCCTATCAGTCAGCAATGCAGGGCTATATTGATGCACAGGAGCGAGAGATTGAAGCCACAAAAGCTGTCACCAAGGCGCAGGAAGACCTCGCTAAGGCTAAGAAGAGCGGTGACAAGACAAGTATCAACAAGGCTGAAGCCAACCTATCTAGAGCGCAGGGCGTACTTGCTACCGCATCTAACAACGTTTTGGAGTTCGGTTCATCAGTTCAGAAGGCATCATCAGACTTGCAGACATCTGCACAGAAGGCAGTTTCTCAGTTTCAGCAGCTTGAAAATGGTTTGCAGGGTCTCACATCTGGGTCACTCAAAGGCATAGGAAACTCTATTCTAGGGCTTGACAAGCTTTTCGGTGGCACTATGCAGAAGGACGTCGCTAACACTCTAGCAAAGGGCATCCAAGGGTTGCTCGGTAAAGATAGTGACGCAGCCAAATCTCTGACGAAAGCTTTAGGAGATAGCGGTATGGCAGGTGAAATAATCTCCGCAATACTCGGCATCCTCGATATTCTGAAAGATGGCTTCGGAACACTCATCAGCAACCTCATGGACACGGTCTTTGGCGCAGTAACGGGCATCCTCGATGATGCTCTATCGGGTGACATCGTTATGAAGCCATTGAAGAGTATCGGGAACAACGTTTCTCATATCCTCAACACGCTTTCATTCGGTGGCTTTAATAGTCTGTTCGGTGGAGATGGAAATGCAAAGAAGGTCAATGATACCATCGAAAGACTGACGGACAGAAATACCCTCTTGCAGCAATCCATCGAGGATTTGACTGACGCAATGGAAAACTCCTATGGTTCCAAGGCAACCTCATACTACGAGCAAGCCTATAAGAATCAGCAGGAGACCAATCAGAACTACCTCGACATCGCAAAGGCGCAGGCAAGCTATCATGGTTCGCACCACTCATGGAACGCTTATTGGGGCGGCTTCGGTAGTGACGAGATGGATTGGATCAAGAAGAACGTCAAATCAGATTTCAATGGCGACCTCTTCTCCCTCAGTCCAGAGGAAATGAAGCTCCTCCGTGGTAACGTTGCCATTTGGGAGCATATCGAGAACACTGGAAAGGGTAACTATGGTGGGCGTCTTACAGAGAAGCTGAATGACTACATAGACCAAGCGGGCAAGCTGGATGAGTTATCAGAGCAGTTCAAGGAGAATCTTACTCAGATTTCCTTCAGTGGAATGAGAGATAGCTTTTTGACGGACCTTATGGACATGAAGAAGGATGGTAGCGACTTTGCTAGCGAAATGGCAGATGATTTCGCAGAAAAGATGCAGAAGTCCCTTCTCTCTTTCAGTATGGAAGACCTTATCAATGGAGACTTGAAGAAACTCTACGATGATTGGGCAAAGGCTATGAAGGATAAAAACGGAAAGCTAACCAAGGATGATGTAGATGCATTCTACAAGCGTTACGATGATATAGTCCAGGAAGGCTTGAAGAGACGTGACGAGTGGGCAAAGGTAACAGGCTACACTGGTTCCTCATCCTCATCACAGACCGCCACAAGCGGAGGATGGGCATCTATGGGGCAAGATACCGGAGACGAGCTGAATGGTCGCTTCACCGCCCTGCAGATTGCAGGAGAGTCAATTGCTCAGAACATGACTACCACCATATCACAGATGGAGAGCATCGTTACACTCGGAATCTCAACCAATGGTGCGGTATTGGAGATTAGAAACATGATGATTATGACAAACAGCTACCTCGAAGACATCGTGAAATATTCAAAGCTCACCTATAATGACTTCGGAGCCAAGCTGGATGACATGATCAGAAGATTAAAGGATATTTGACCTCTATAGGCTTTTCGCTCGTCAACCCTTACAACTATACTCAACAATAGAAAAAGCGGCTCACAGCGAAGCCTATGAGGTTATTTAATGATTAAATAGTTATGCTTAAAGGACAACTTTACATAAATGGCAAGGATGCCTATATTACGTGGGGCATATTCTTAGACGAAACTGCCCTCAGTGCGCTCATGACCCCTGCACCAAACAAGGAGTTCATCAGCAACAAGTATCGCTCAAAGGACGGAAAGTCGGTTATCAAGCACAATCCTAGATTGGATGAGAGGGAGATAACGCTGCCGTTCAATATGACCGCCAATGACACAGATACGTTCATGACGAACTATGCTAGGTTCTGCGAGGAGGTTCTTGCCAAGGGAGAGTTGGTTATACGCACCCGATTTCAGCCTAATGTGTGGTATCGGTGCATCTATCTCTCCTGCACTCAATTCAGTCAGTTCATTCGGGAAATGGCAAAGTTCAGTCTAAAGCTCAACGAGCCAGACCCTAGTGACAGAGGTGAAACAAGTAAATACGCAAGCTCATGATTCAGATTAAGAGAAATAACAAGGTATTCTTCACGCTAGAGGACTTCGGTGAGGGTTCTAAGCTGTCATATCAGCTCATGGACCACCACTACATCATCTTGAAGTTCACTACGGCTACTCCTGTCTATTTCGAGATTGGGGACTCCGTAGAGATTCCCGACTTCGGCTACTTTGAGCTTACATCATCATACTTCCCTAAGCACAATGATAGTGATGGCTACGACTACGAAATGCAGATGGATGCCTACTATATGTCTTGGAAGAATAAGATTTGCAAGTATCGCCCTCAGCACGGAGCCAACGAGACCTCCTTCAACCTCACCACAACGGTAGGCGTACACATGAACGTTATACTCGGCAACCTAAAGGCGCTAGGTCTTACGTACAATGGAAAGGAGTTCTCCGTTGACTACACTACATACAACAACAAGGCTTTCGATGTTCAGAAGAGGTTCTTGATCGAGTACGGCTCAATCAGTATTCTCGATGCTCTCAACGCCATCTGTTCCGAAGACGCACTCAACTGCGAGTGGTGGATAGATGGCTCTATTATATACCTTGGATATTGCGAAATGGAAGGGCAGACAACATTCGAACAGGATGTTAATGTTCTGTCTATGTCCTATTCGGAATCTAAGTCAACTTATATTACGAGACTGTATGCATTCGGCTCAGACAGAAATATTCCGAAGGGATATTTCACTGGTGCCGATGCGGACGTCACCACCGATGGTGTAGCTACCGATTACCTCATGCTCCCTAACAAGGAAGTAGATAGTGATGGTTTCTATGCCAAGGATGGCTACCTGGAGAATGTGAATGTCGTGAAGAACGACAAGCAGGCTATCGAAGGTGTCGTGATGTTCGAGGAAGAATACCCGAAGGTTGAATGCAGGGTGAGCAGAATCAAGACCTACGATAGCACTGTTGATAATGATGATGGAACTAAGACTACACAGACGTTTTGGCAGGTTGGTTCAACGGACTCCTTCGCTGAAAGCTTTGAAGCTAGTTGGATAAAGAGCAACCTCACTCTAGGTATCAAGTTCACTAGCGGTGCCCTCATGGGTATGGAGTTCGATGTTAGTTTCAAGATTATCGACAAGGAGAACTTTTTCGAGATAGTGGCTAACGACACCTACGGAAGAACACTCCCCGATAGTCTTATGTGCCCGAAGGAAGGTGACAGGTTCTTCCTGTTCAATTGGGACGCAACCAAGATTACAGATACGGACCTCATCCCTACTGCTCAGTTATCTCTGTTCGATAGAGCGAAGCAGTACTATCAGAAGACCATGATCAGCAATTCAAACTTCACCTGCACGATGGATGGTGACAAGTTCTACAATGATGGGATATACGATTACCATCCTCTCGGTGAACAGGTAAAGCTGATTAATGATATGTTTGCGCAGGTGGCTGCGGATGGCAAGCACTACCGAAACTCTCGTATCATCGGAATGGAGATACCTTTGGATATTCCTTACGACCACCCTCAGTACACAGTAGGCGAAAAGGCTGCAACAAGCCGGTTGGGTAAGTTGGAAGACAAGGTTGACTCCATTAAGGTGAATGGAATGCAGATAGGCGGCACAGGAAGCGGTAATGGTGGAGGTGTCTATGTCATTGGCATGAACGATACCACTCCTGCATCCGATAGCAACGTTTATTCTGCTAGACGTTCTAGGATGGAGTTTGTATCTAGGCTGCAGGATAACACCGCACACGGTACTATTACTTGGGAAAAGGTGCAGAAGTTCTTTAGTGGGTTGCATGTCGGTAACTCCAACAATGAGAACGGAGGCTCGTGGACTCCAGACGCAGAAGGTCGTTCGCACCTCATCACAGATTACTTGGAGGTAAGAATGAAGGCTATCTTCGAGGAGCTGGTCATCAATAAAACATCCACCATTGGCGGTAAGGAGATAATCTCTCCTGCTGGCGGCGTGGTGGCTCATAAGGTAGAAGAGGTTACTGTGACATATAATAATGTGTCACAGAAGGCTTATCGTTGCTATTTCTTAGCAGAGCAGGAAGGCGATGCCGTGGATAATGATTTCGCTGTTGGCGACCAAGTGCGCTCGGAATCATTCAACGTCCGAAAGGGCACTTATCACAAGGATGGCAATCACTTCTATTGGCGATTGGTAATCGGTCGTGATGAAGACCCTGTAGAGCTGGAAGGAAAGAAGTATCATTATATCGACCTCTCTGATACCGATTGCGCTACGGCAAGCGACGTACCTGCTAAAGGTGATGTGCTCAACCAGTGCGGTAATAGAACCGATGTAGAACGTCAGAACTGCCTTATCTTCTCGGCGGTAGATACCTATTCGCCATCCATCAGCCTCTATCACGGCATCAACAGCTATTCCTTTGCCAATAGGGAGTACGTGGAATATGGTGTGAATAAGCAGAATAACAAGGCATTCTTCAATGTCTATGGTGATATGTATGTAGGTGATAGACCTACAAAGGAGAATGGCTATGAGGGCAGCTCTTATATCAGATATGATAGCAGCACTAAGCAATTGTCTGTTAAGGGTAAGATTTCCGCTAAATCCACTGTGGATGGCAAGGAATTGTCTCAGTATTTCAATAAGATTGCCGAATTGCAGAATCAGGTGGATGGTGCTATCGAAACGTGGTTCTATGATGGTGTTCCTACCTTGGAGAATGCCCCAGCCATCAGTTGGAAGACCGATAAGGATAAAGAAATCCATCTTGGCGACCTTTACTACAACAACAAGACGGGCAAGGCATACCGCTTTGCCAAGGATAGCAACACCTATAAGTGGACTCTCATTACAGATACCGACATCGCCAAAGCCCTTTCCGATGCAAGAATGGCACAGGAGACCGCAAACGGGAAAATGAAGGTGTTTAGCGTTCAGCCTACGACACCTTATCAGGTTGGCGATATATGGGTTAATGCCACTTATCCTTCTGACGGCAGTACCTACAAGAATGAGGTATTGCGCTGTCAGACCAACAAAGCGGCTGGTTCTCAGTTCGCCATCGGTGATTGGATTAAAGCATCTAAATACACTGATGATACAGTTGCCAACGCAGCCAAAAAGGCAGCAGAAGATGCTCAGAAGGCGGCACAGACCGCACAGACGGACATTAAAGACCTCGGAAATACGGTCACTGATAATAAGAAGGAATTCGATAATTATGTTACCGATGGCTACCTAGAGCCTTCCGAGATTGCGGCAATGGCGCAGGATTCTAAGCGACTTGAAGATGATTTTGCGGCTGCACAGAAGTCGTATAATGAGGTGAAGGATGCAGAGGTACTGAAGGACACCAAGGAACTCACTGACCTCACTTCCGCTTTCACTGACCTCTCTGATGCCAAGAAAGAACTCATCAAGTATCTTTCAGATATATCTAAAAGATACAATGAGACTGATACCAACGGCAAGGCTGCTATCGTCTCAGCCGTGGGAACGAAGTTCACCAACTTCCAAAACGCATATTCTGCCTTCTATGACAAGCTGGGTTTGGCAAACGCATATATCACTAGGAAGATATATGGCGACTTGAAGCAGAATATCACAGACCTCGCAGGTTACAAGTATCTCAAGGATGCGCTCGGTCAGACTACAGATATTGACGGTGGTCTTGTAATGACAACGCTCCTTGCGCTGAGAGACGGAGACGGAAACGTTCAGAGCGGTATCAACGGAGCAATAGACCCGAACAGAGGAAAGAAGAGTATCGCAACGTGGTGGGGCGGTCAGATGGTGGATAAGGACTATAATAGCGGAAATCTTACCCCTGCAACCTCCCTCATCCGCTTCGACGGCTCTGGCTACCTTGCCAATGGTGCTATCTGGTGGGATGTGAGCGGAAAGGTTCACGCAGACCCTACATCGTTTATCATCAGCGAAAAGAATCTTGGCGTATACCTCATCTTCTTCGAGCCGACTTGGAAGGAAGGAAGTGCAGGAACGAGCGTTGCCGATCTTGTGTCTTTGAAGCCAAACGCTCCATTCTCTAAACTTGGCGTATCGGGCGATGCTACCTTCGAGGGCGCAATCTCCTTCCATGGCATTAAGCTCACGTATGATTCCACAAACAAGGCTATCAAGATTGATGGTAATCTCTATGCCACAGGCGGTATCACGGCATACGGAGCAGGAGCATCTACCACGGGCGGTGGCGGCTTGATTGCAAGCGTAATCAGCTATGCGAGAATCTTAGAAGGAAGCTATACGGATGCAGACTTGACGAGTATTCCGAATGCCTATGCTATCAAGGCTCTCAGCAGTCGAATTGACAATATAGCTACAGAGCTTGGTGGTCTGAATCTCTCCTGGAATAACATCACGGGTAAACCATCAACGTTCGCACCTAGTGCGCATACCCATAAGTGGACAGAAATCACTGACCGCATCACGAAGGTAAGCCAGCTTACCAACGATGCTGGGTATCTGACTGCTCATCAGTCTCTCGCAAGCTATTATACCAAAGCGGAGATTGATGCAAAGGGCTATACTACCAATAAGGGTACTGTTACATCAGTGGCTCTTACCCTCCCTACAGGTTTGGCGTGCGCAACAAAGACCATCACAACAAGCGGCACATTTGCTGTTACTTTTGCTTCTGGATATTCAATTCCAACAACGACAAAGCAGACGGCTTGGGATGGTGCGGTATCAGCAAAGCATACTCATAGCAATAAGTCTGTGTTGGACGGCATTTCATCTGCGAAGGTAACTCATTGGGATAGTGCCTATGATTGGTACGCCCTTATGACTACTGACGAGGAGACTGCGGATGGCATTATCAATAAGTGGAACGAGGTGGTGAGCTTCCTCGCCAATATTGCGCAGACAGACACTCTTAGCGGTATTGTTGACGGAATCAATAAGTCAATTTCTGATGAGGTGACAAGAGCGAAAAAAGCAGAAGGGGTAAACGCTTCGGGCATATCCACCAATAAGACGAATATCACCACCTTGCAGGGCTACTTCACTAATGGCTCTGCGAAGAAGGCACTCCAGCTCACGAATGCTCGCAAGTTTTGGGGAAATTCATTCAATGGTACTTCTGATATTAATGGAAGCATCATCGTGCCTAACGGAAAGTATATCTCCATCGGCAACATAAAGATGGAGTATGATGCAACCAATAAGGCGTTGAAGATTACGAACACTACGACTAACGAGGTGGCAAACCTCTATACTAGTGGCGGTGTTTCTGCCTATGGCGTGGGAACATCATCATCCAGTGGTGGCGGCTTGAACGGCAGTGTGAAGAGTTATTCAAATGCCTTGAAGCTTACATCAGAATCGCTGTCTGAGATTGCCTCTGCCTACTCCATCAAGGCTCTTGATTCTCGTATCTCCAGCTTGGAAGGTGGTAGTGCTACTGCTATTTCTGTCAGCGGTAGCGGTAATGCGGTTACGTCTATCACCAAGAATGGTACTACTATCAGCGTAGTTAAAGGTAGTACGTTCTTAACTAGTCATCAGTCACTTGATGGTTACGTTAATGCAATATCTGTAAGTGGAAGTGGGAATGCTATCACGTCTGTATCTAAAAGCGGAAAGGGTATTACATTTACTAAAGGTGCTACATTTTTAACTTCTCACCAAAGTCTTGCTAACTATTATACCAAAAGTAGTGTAGATTCACTTCTTAGTGGTAAGTCGGCAACTAGTCATACACATAGTGTTAAGATTAACGGTGTTACTAAAACTATTGCAGCTACTGGTGGAACTGCTGTAGATTTAGGAACGTATCTTACTTCTCATCAAAGTCTTGCAGATTATGCTAAGAAGAGTGAAATACCTACAAAAGTAAGTCAACTTACTAATGATACTGGTTATATTACTTCTAGTGGAAGTTGTGCTTATGCTACAAGTGCAGGCAATGCTGACAAGGTTGATGGTGTTCATGTTACTTGGGCAGGTGTACTAACTTCTACTTCACATTTAGTTGCTTGGGAATCAGATGGTTCAGCTCTTAGAGACATAAACCCTGCTAATGTTACTGTAGGTAATTCTGATAAATTAGATGGTATTCATGCTAACGGACTTCTTACTGCTCTATCTAACTCTGATAAGGGAATTAGTATAACAGTTGGTGGAACAACTAAAAGTGTTTCAAATATTAGTGTTAATTATGCTAGTAGTGCTGGAAATGCCGATACTGTTGATGGTTATCATGCAAGTCATTTGTTGGTTAAAAGAGGTCGATTAGGGGCGTACAATATAGACAAAGAAACAACATTTGGTACTAGAGATATTCAACCTGAATCAGAAGTTACAATTAGTGGTAAAAGACCTTTTAATGGATGGGGTACATTATTAGTTATAGGTAGTATTGATGGTGCTTCTAATCATCAATTAGCATTTACAGGTGATAATAGAATGTTTATTAGGTGTGCATATGGTACTAGTAATAACTATAATACTAAAGATTGGGCTACTGTAGCTCTTACTTCTGACAACGTAGCTTCTGCAACCAAACTTGCAACAGCAAGAAGTATTTGGGGTCAAAGTTTTGATGGTACTGGTAATGTAAGTGGTTCTTTATCTGGAGTTGGTCATATACAATTTAGTGCAGATAATTCTTATAGTATTGGAACAACTACTTCAGAAGCGGCTCACACTTATACAAGACAAGTATGGGCTAGACATTTAAATGCTAGTCGAGTTTATGCTGGTGATACTAATTTATATATTGGTTATAGTAATACTGCGCAAGTAAGGTTCTTTTCAGGTACTAAACAATCTGGAGATGGCTCTAATGAACGAATGACTATATCAACTAATGGTAATGTTGGTATTGGAACTGCTGTACCTGCATATAAACTTCATGTTGCAGGTGAAATTTATTCTTCAAGTGTTATTAGAAGTAACGCTCAAAATGGAGCTATATTTTTAAGCAACGATGCCAATCCTGCTTGGATTAGTGCTCTTGAAGGTCAAGTAATATTTAATACAGGTAAAGCTATTCGTTTTGGAGCAACCAACTGGGAGTATAGTGATTGGGCTGGTCTTAAATATGATACTGTTGCTAATGCTATATATTTAGGTATAGCCGATGGAACTGTATTTAATTATTATTCTAATAAAAGAAGTAATGGTACACTGAAATTTCCAGGTATTACAACTATAACTCCTGATAGTGGAGCTAGAATTGGAGGTAGTGGTGGTAATTTATATTTAGGTAATGCTAATAATTCTGGTTGGGTATGTACTCAAGATATATGTAGTCAAACTAGTTCTAGTCTTTGGTCTATAAGACAAGACGGTAATGCTTATTTTAGTAACATTAATGTTGTTGGTACTGCTACTATCGATGGTGATTGTCTTGTTAAAGGTGGAGTTACAGCTTATCAATCTTCTGACATCCGCTTGAAGCAGGATTTGCGGAAGCTGGACTACTTGGGTATCATCAAGGCAATGGGTGGCACATTCGGCTTTGCTTGGAAGAAGGACAATACAAGGTCTATCGGTTGGATTGCCCAACACGTCTTGTGCAACCCTCACTTAAAGGACATCGTGGAGACGGACAAGAAGGGCTACTACAAGATTAACTACTGGTCTCCGAAGCTGATTGCAACGGCATTCGGTGCTATCGAGCAGGTGGGCGATGAGGTGAGCAGGTTGAAGACTCGGGTGGTCTTCCTCGAATCCGAGGTTCAGCGATTGAGTGGAAAGCAGGACAGCAGTGACAAGAAGAGATTAGATAACAAGAATATTAATTTATTAAATTAGATTAGAAAATGGAAAATTTAAAGATTAACAAGAAGAGTGAACAGACAACTGCCACTTATACCAAGGGCGGCTATCGAGTAGAAATCACCTACAATGTTGACAAGACGGGTGGCAACATTGAGAGTATCAATATGAGTATCTATGGTGACCCAAATGGTAATTATCTCGGCAACGCGAATGCCAGCTCCAATGGCAGCGAGCTGACCTACAACATCAGCGGTGTTCCTCAGAGCAAGCTCAGTGAGGTATCAGCATTGATTAAGGAGGTCAATTCCGCTATCGCCGCTAATATGGCAAGCGAGGCAGCAGAGTGAGTATTAACGCAGGGTGGCTCTTATAGAGCTGCCTTGCCTAGTGTTTTAAGTTCTAAAGATTAAGCGTATGGAACGATTTATATTATAGCTTGCGAAAGTGTTCAATGTAACAGTAGAGCGAGTTGTTACTAAAGAAGTTGTAACAGAATTAGAAACTAAAGTTGAATATTTAAAAAATAAAGATTATGTCTTACAATAGTGAAACTGGAATTATTAGTGCTCCTGTTAGCATTGATGATGTTAAACAAGCTCTTGGAGAGAGTAGCAATGACCTTGCTACTCTTTGTAAGAGTGTGAATTTAAATCCATATTCTAAATATAAACCTGTCAATCTTTATAATAAACCTTTTGTTACAGATACTTTAAATTCAGATAAACAAAGTTGGAGTTCTTCAAGTAGAGGTTGGTGGTTAGGTAATAATAGTTTAAGTGACCAAGTATACACTATTAATACAGTAAGTTCATTTGAAGAATTAAGTATTAAAGGTGCATGGAATTATAATATGCCTTTTGGAACTAGTCAATCTCCCTATAGACTTAGTGATTTTATTGGTTATAATACCGAAGATTATAGTTATCAAGACCCTATACGTTTTTCTACTGGTATACGAGATACTATATATTTAGACCAAACTTATTATTTAAGATTTTATTTTGGATATGAACCTATAAATTCAAAGAATACTATATCTTTTGAAGATATACTAGCTTTATTATCTGCTTTTAATAAAGAATGGTATCCTGCTGTATGTATATATAATAAAACCAAAAAACGTATGAAATATCTTTCAGGTACTGTTCCTATAAATAATGCTTCTGTTAGTTATAATGATGAAATACCTGATAGTGAGTTTATTGTTAATTTTAAAAATCAATCCATTAATAGTAACAATGGTAGTAATAGTTTAGGTTTTAAAAGTGAAGTTAATGATGAAATTTATATAGCAGGACTATTATGTCCTGTTGGTGGAGTTGATGATAATTATTTTTATACATCTGTAACACCTTGTCCTATAAATAATGATGTTACTGGACAAACTATAGATATTTCTGGCTATCTATTTAATAAAGTTACTATAAGTACTAAAGGAAAACCTACATATTATACTACAGTAGAAGTAAAAGTTACTAATTTTACTGTTAATACGTATTATGGAGGACATTATTATATAGATGGTAATAATGGATATATTGTATCAGCAGATAAATATATAGAATTTAGTTTTACGTTAGATTTTGGTACTACTTCGTTAGTAAATTTACGAGCTAATATAAGTTCATTTGGTCAAACTGAATTAGATAATCTGTCAATACCTGTAGCAACTGATATAAATGTTTATGCTCCAAAACGTTATTTAAAAGTAAGTACAGAAAATGTAATATTAACTGCTTATGCTACAAAAGAAGATGCAGAAAATGAATATGGTGGTTTTACTACAACACAGATACCTATTGTAAATAAGATAGAAGACTATCCTCAATATAAAATTAATAATTGGAATATAGCTTTAACTTTAGATTCTGATAGAAGAGACCATGATACTTATTATGAAGCATTTGATTTTAAATTTGTTGGAGAAGTTAGTGGAATGCATACTTTACAAATATATAAATCATAATATTAATATTATAATTAAAATTTAAACACAATGGAAATTAAAGTAACTAAAATTGTAAGTATGACTTCTAATGTAGAAGCTACTGTAAATGAACTTAGTATTAATGCTAATGTTCGAGTTCGTAACAAAGATACTATCGAAGGTGTAGATAGTGGTAGTGTAAATAAATAGTACTGGTAATCAACTAGCTAGTTTTAGTTATTACGGAAGTAACAAACGAAGAATATTGTATAACATAAAAATAAAGAAACAATTATGAAAAAGATTAAGACAATCGAGGCTGTTGCAGCCTACAGAACATTGAAGGCATTGAAGACATCATCAATGAGTGATGATGCCGCTATGCGAGTTTGGAAGAATATGAAGGCTCTGCGCCACGTAGCCGATACCTACGACAAGGATGTGGAGGAAGCACAGGAGAGCATGAAGGACGATAAGTTCGAGGAGATGCAGCGCAAGCTTCAGGAGTGCCAACAGCTAGAGCAGAAGCACGCCGATGAGGGCTACGAATACACCAAGGACGATTCAGCCAAGTTTGCGGAGGTCAATGAGTACTTCTTTAATCAGAAGCAGAAGACCGAGAAGTACTTCTCAGACCTTGCCAATGCCGAGGTAGAGGTAGACATCGAGGCAGTTGATGAGAAAGAGCTTTTCAAGGCTGCTAAGGATTGCGGCTTGAAGTTCGCAGATATGGAGAGCCTTGAGGTTGTGATAGGATAAACACTGATAGCGTTAGAATTTGGCAAGAAAGCCGTTCTAACGCTATTTTTGCAACCATCTACTTTCAGATTGTTACTTTTTATAAAGTTTAACACAGAAATATTCTCATTTCCGCTGGTTTTGTGCAAAAGAGTGTAACTTTGCAACATCATTTAATTAAAATCAACGCTTATGAATAAAGAAGACGAAGACAACCTGTTAAAGTGGTTGAAAGACAAAGATGTCAGTGAGGTTATGGACTTACTGATGCGACACGGTAATCGGTATAGCAGAAGGATTCTGAAATTTTTCAGATGGTTTGAGAGTGTAAAATAAACTGTGTCAGGCTATAATAATAATAGTTTAACACAGTTCT